AGGTTAGGTAAATTAGGGTTATAATTTTGATACGTTCCAAAGTCCATAATTTTATCCTACTGTTACCCCGTTTATACCACCTGGGTTTATACTTGCATACATAAAATTCCTTGTTTCTTCATTCATACCAGTTAATGTGATATTAACTTCATAAGCATCTGGTATAATGGCCGATATTGTAGTGGTACCTGTAGACTGACCAGCTTCTGGGACTGGAACATCTAATGGCATTAAACGTCTTGCACCTAAAAAGTTTACAGTTAACTCACTAATATATGCATAAGGCATGAATGTGTTACCTGGTATGTTAACTTCATATATTACTGGCATATCAATAATAGATCTTGTTACTCTACCGGGTTTATTTTGGTAAATTAAACCAAATAAAAGTTGCCAATTTGCAGAAATACTGTCTGCAGTACCTGTATTAAGTAATGGGAATTTTATAGTAACATCTTTACCTTGATCTCCCATACTAAACTGCTTTGCTTTTTCAATATATACACCTGGTGCTAAAGCATTTACAAGACTAGATACCTTACTTGCAAAGGATTCTATACCACCTACTATACTATTTAAAATATTATCACTACTACCATCAAAACTTACTTTAGCTTGACCATAATTACCCCCAAAGTATGGTAATTTGTAGTTAAACCCGGTTGGTTCAACAGAATACAAATAATCGTACGGAGTTAATACTGAATTATTAAATGTTTGTAGCCCAGTTTTGTTTGTCAAAAAGTCTTTTATACTTGATGAATTAAATGCTAGTTGGGTCTGTGGTAACCCTGTTTTATCTGTAACTGCATTAGAGACGGGCTGTAAAAAATTAGTTGTTGCATTTGCTGCAGTGTCAAAAGCGTTTACAATTTTATTTGTTAGGTTAGTTCCAATTACAGTAGTTACATTATCTGTAACAGCAAATACTGAATTTGCTATATTTGAAACATTACTATTCATTAACAAACGTTTTTCTTTTAAGTAAACAACTGGTACATCATCCCTTGATGTCTGCGGTGAAACTGTCCAATCAAAATCTTGTACAACATCAATAAATGTATCTACTGTAATCCCTCCATACACTTTTACTGGAAGTAAACTATTGACGCTAGCGTTGTTGAAAGGACTGTTATTCTGTGTACTAGCTGTTGAACGCAAAAACGGTAAAGTATCGGTGGGTGATCTTTTTAAAAGATACCACAATATCCGGTTTGATGATACAATACCATTATTTCTAAAAGATTGCAATTGAGGTATTGTAGCCATACTAATATTTAAGTTACATTATCAAGTAACACCTTGTAGCGTTCTTAGTGAACCTAAACCCCCGTAGTTATTAGTTGTTACTTTTGGTGCTGATATAACATTATTAGGCTTATTAGATTTATCTCTCATTTCAGCTAAATATCTGTTACTTGATTGTAAAATGTCTATTTGTTTTTGTAATAGATCGTTTTGCATTCTTGTTAAATTTTTTAATAAAGAGTTATTATCAGAAGTCAGTTCAAAGTTTTTACTAAAATAGTTGTCTAAAGCGCCACCTGGTTTAAAACCTATGGTTGTATCGCTGTCAGCTGGTTGTATAATTTTACCATCTGGAGTTTGTATAAAATCTTGTGTTTTTATTGGTTTAGTTGTATTAGCTATAGTTTTTAACCTTTCCAATTCAGATGTTGGTGCATTTTTATCACCTTCTGCTGTTGATTGTTGCTTAATATAGTTTAACTCAGCTTTACCCATTTCATCTTCTGGAATATCAATTCCTAACATACCTGCAACTGCTGCTCTTGCACCAAACCAGGTTGGTACTAAATTTACTATCCATCTTAAAAATTTATTTTTAAGTTCTTTAGCAAAACTATTAAAAACTGTACTTGTTGTAGTTACACCGTACTGGTCTGTAGTAGTTTCTTTTGTTAATAACATGTCCTTTAAAACGTTAACACCTATGTTCACTAGGTAACCTACCGGTCCTGCAAATGTACCTAACATTTGACCTAATGATATTAAACCTCCTACCCAATCACCATCTCTAAACGCTAAAAACATATCTTTACCATACATTAACGTATTAACAAACGGTATATAATAGAGTTTAGGTTCTAACCACTCCCACATTTTAACTGCCCAATCTCTAACTACAATTTTTTGACCAACAACCTCACCTTTTTCATTAGTTACATCCTCTTTACTAAATAAGAACGCATTTAATACATCTAAACCTAAAGATAGTCCGGTAAATATCAGTCCAGCTCCAGGTATTAAAGATATTATATTAAGTAAACCAGAAACTAAACTAAGAACGCCTTTAGCAATGCCTGCCGGTCCACCAGACTTAAATGATTCGTAAGCATCGTAAAAATTAAATAAAGAACCAATAATAGGCAATTTTTTTAGTATACCAAAACTAAAAACCTTACCAATTGCTTTAAAAATAAATGCCATTACACTACCACCTGACCCTTTAGGTATTGTTTGTTGAACATTACCTTGTTTATCTTTAGGCTCTAACAAATCTGCCATTAAATTCATTGCATTAAATATTCCTAATTTCCATGCTGTAGGTATACCGGGTATCAAACCAATTAAACCTTGTAAAATAAAGTTTATACCCATAATTAAATCCCCACCATCAAAAGCTTTATAAGCATTCCAAAATGCTATTAATGGTCCAATAATAGGCATTGATGGGCCTATTTTCTTTAATGCAATATCGCCTACTTTTTTAGCTAAATCTCCAAAACCTTTTTTAAAGTCACCCTTTTTAAAATCATCAAAAATTTTACCAAATCCACCTTCTAATAAACTTGATATAAAACCTGCTATAGCTCCTAAAATTAATAATCCTGGCCCAAGTAGATCTGTTAACCAATCACCGCCACCTTCTTTCTTTTCTTGTTCTTTCTTTTCTTTATTACCTTTGCCAAACGCACTTACTAATTCATCATCTGCTTGTCTACCAAAACTTGAAATTATAACATCTTTTGGTTTTTCTACAACGGTATCTTCTTTCTTTTCTTTTTTATCACCCATATTTGCAAGTAACTTTTCAACCTGTTCATTAGTCATTTTACTTGTAGCATTGTCATCAGACTTAGTTTTAGTTACCTTTTCTAACGTATTCTTCTTATTTTCCTTTTCTTTGTTTATTGTCTTATCTGCTAACTTATCAGATACTTTAGACAGTAATAGTATAGCATCAGCTAGTGTTTGTCCGTTTGTATCCGCCATTCAATTATTTAATGGCGCAATAAGGGCGCTGTTAGACTACAAAAAAGTTAGGAACTATATCAATATATGTGTTAGTGTTAGGAATTCTTGTGTATTCCTTTTCTATATCACGCAATTTGTTAATTTGCTCAATAACACCTGTAAATTCTGATGAATCTAATGACTCTATTACCTGTATACCTTGAGCTATATCACTCTTAAGATCTAATTGATTGCTAGAGCTTTTTACTTCAATTTTATCTATAAACTTAAAAATTTCATATGAATAAAGGTCACTAATTAATGTTTTAAGCTTATTACTTTTTGAAGTTTCGTCTTTATACTTACGTAATAGAATTGAGTTAATCTTATTATCGTATTCTATGGTAGGTGCACTTACATAAATCCTAAAATTTGCTGATTCAACTACAGTTGGTGTAAATTTACTAGTAATTAATTTGTTAGCAGCTAATATATCGCTAATGTTATAATTAACATCTTCAATGGTAATAATGTCTTTTAACTTAGAACGTAAAGCTAGGGCAAAATTGACTCTATCTATTGTATCGTATTTGCTAAGACTGTCTGGCAAGTTATCTTCTAATATTTTAGCAAAGGTATTATTAAAAAATAGTACTGAAAGGTTCGAATCAACTGCTGATTCAATAATAGTCTTTTGCTGTGATAAGGTTAATGTCTTTAATTGAACATCTAAACCGGCTGATGGTACGTAAACAGATAATCCTGTTTTTACTTTCTTAATCTCAGCTAAAATATCATTAAAATTATTACTCATAGTATATTTTATGCCATATTAACTGATTTACCACCTTCATCATTCTTCTTTTCTTTAGTTTCGTTAGCAAATTTATTTAACATAATTTTACTTTCAGGGTATGTAATGTTAAATAAATCATTACTATTGTAGTTTAAATGGCGTCTTAAATTATACTCAAGATCAAGGACTGATTCAATTTTTTCATCAAATATAAACTTTAAAAAGTGTAAGAATGAATTGTCGAATAGGTTAAGCTTAAAATTGTCTATAACCGGTATTGTGAGCCCAACATCTTTATAATTAGTGTAAATAGCTTTATACACTTCTACAAGAGGTATACTTGGTAATGAATTTAATAACTCAGTTTTTTGTTTAATATCTAAAGCTTTAACATTGATAACTTCTCCACCCACATCAATAGATATTAAACTTTCACAAATACAAAATATAATATCGTTTTCTGTAACAACAAAATTATTCGGTAACCCAAAAGTAAATTTTACATCATTGTGATCATACTCAAACGGGGGTTGTTTAGAACTTAGTTTAGAAATAAGATAATCTACACTTAAGTTTACGTTTTTATTATCATAATTAATTTTAATTTCCTTACCGAGAGTTAAACCACGAATGTTAATAAGAGTAAGTATTTTTTCACGAACGTCAAGCACTACCCCATCTTCAACGTATGTTGATATTATTTTATTAAAAATATTGCTTAAAGTTTTAGTATCACTTTGATTGTATAGTGATTTACAAATATTTTTATAATCGTTAAAAGTAATTTCTTTAACGTTTATTGTCTTATCATCCAAGACAATGGGGAATGAAAAATTAAAACTCATCTCTGGAACGGTGATATTCTTGGTAATTTACCACTACCAATTTGTTTTAAAATATCTGGTAAAGGTATATAAAGGTTATCCTCTATTGTATAATAATTGTATAGGAAAGGAACATTATAGTGGTCCATGGCTTCCTCTGTGTATGTCAAGTTCCTTGTACCAACTGATATTGGAGCGCAATCATAAAAGTGCCAAACTTTTCTAGGTATTTGAGATACATTTTGATATGTTCTTGAATACTGCATTATAGTTATGTCTGTTTTTATGCTTTCAGATTTTTTTCTATGTACAAAACCTTTATGAGCTGCTAATATAGCCCAAGGTCTCATAATCATATCAGTAAAAGATGTATTTGTTTCTCTAAATCTTAACGTTAGTGGAGTATTTGCAAATGCGCTTCTATTTGTAAGAATACTACCCTGGTTAAAACCTCTATTATTTTCAATCGGTGCAAATGCTGCAGCAACTAAATCGTCTGGTATATCAGCACCATCTAAAAATATACAACCTACTATGTTTTGTAGCGGGTAATTAATTAAAGCTGTTCTTGCATTGTCAATATTCCAACCTTTTTTGTCACCTTGTACATTTTCTAAAGATTGTAATATATTAGAATTTAATGTAGCTGGAAATTCTTGTATAATAGCTATGAATTGCGTTTTTAATGGTATGGTAGCTACCCATGATTCCATTGTTGTTAAAAAATAATCTCTAAAACTAATTAATGGTATACCAGGTATGGCTATATTTGAAACTATTGTACTTGGGGCTGCAAGGGTACCGGGTTGGCTAATACCGCCAACTGTTGCTAATGCTGCTGTTGCATTACCTACTGCATTTAATATACCTGACATTCAAATATTTAATCACAAAAAACGCTGTACAACTAGTGTACAGCGTTACTATATTTTAATGTTCTCTACTATTATCCTGTCTTGCGCCAGTAATGGTAGGCTAAGGTAACATCAAATTTTTGTATTTCACCAGTTGATGTAATGTCATACTGTAGAGCACCGACTTGTCTGATACTGACACCAACTAACTGATACTGTGCAACTTTGTTTAGTTGTTTATCTAATTGAACTAAATCAATTACTGCAGATTGTTTAGGTGTAAAATAATTTCCTGTGCTTGTTGCATCATTAAATGTGTCATTTACAACCTGTAAAAACTTTTCTCTAATTTTTTGAGCTTCATCAGCATAAAAATTTATAACGTATGCTTCACTGTTTGGATATTGTGCAACACCTGGTATATTAAAATTTAAACCCATATATGGGGCTGTTACATTTGTAATTGTTTTGGCAGGTAAAGTTGCTGTTCGTGCATATACTAAATCATTTGTTGAGATAAAGCCTGATGGTTCAATGCCGAAGTTAATGTTAAGCACTCTAAACAAATTGCTACGTGCAAAGTCTTTAGATTGTGCTTGTGTGTAAAAGTCCTGTATTGTTTGATTTACGTCTGCCATATTATTATTTAATTATCCAAGTATCAATTGCTTGTCTTGAATTGGGGTTTTACTATCTAATAAGATATTCTTAACTTTAATGTCGTTTCTTGAGTACCATACATTGTTAATTTGATAGCCTACTGAGGTTACCTCTTGGATAACCCCAGAACGTTCATTATTATCAAATGACGTGGTAAAGAATACGGTTTGGCCTTTTGTCATAAATTATTATCCAACCAATTCACTAAAGTTTTGACTTGTTTGAGTTGCGTAGAAGTTGACTAATATAAACTCTGCCGTTCTAACTGGCTTTAAGTATATATCAACGACTAATGTATTTGCATCAATAACTGATGGTGGGTTGTTACGCTCATCACATACAATTAAGAAGTCATATAAACCTTCAGTGTTTTTAGCATTTGTGAATAAAGGTGTTAATGTGTTAACAATTCTTGTCCTTGTTAATACTGTATTAGGTTCAAATACGAAGAACTTAACTGTTGCAGCTGTTGCTTTTTCAAGATTTAAGAATAAACGTCTTACATTAATTCTATCAAATGCACTTGGTTGCTTTAATAAAGTCTTTTGACCATATATTACAAACCCTTCATTTGGAAAGAACGCTACTGGATTAACTGCAATGTTATAGAATTGATCTCTTTGTTTCTGATTTGGGAATACAGCTAAATCAGTAATTCCTGTTCCCGTTAAATTACCTCTTGTAAAGCCTGCTGGTGCAAACCAAGGTTGGAAGTTTGTATCCATTCTAGCCATGTTAGCTGCTG